TATGCTACCCCGTTTACATCGACGGCAGCGTGCACACCTACAGCGCCACAGTTTGCACCTATTTGCACTAATGAGAAAGTAAAAGGTGCACCAACAAACTGCATTGCATGAAGTGATGTATCAGTCCATACTAAAACAGCATTACGTGATCTTACTGCCGACACAATCTTTGATCCGTCTTGTATTCTAAAAGATCCTGCAGTATTTGTTGCTGTTGGACCCCATGTTGTGAAATCTTCTTGTGATGAAAATCGTAAAAATAAATCATCTTGTGTCGTGCTATTACCAATTGTCGTTTCAGTACCAAACAAAAATATATGTCTATCAGGCATTGACACTAGAGTGAATCTTGAGCTTGTCGGAGCTTGTGAAATAGCAACAGCTCTTACCCCTGTCCCGTTGGACGTGTCCCATCTAAACGTTTTACCTTTATGCACGGTAGCTATTAAGTCTTCACCAAAATTATCAAATGACCAATTTCTAGCATCAAGTGTAACTGTTGACGTTGATCTTGGAGTGTTCCATGCGTCTACGTTCCATGCGTCTGTACCCCAACCATAACCATAAGTAGCTTCAGAAACACCAACCGATATTTGATATTTAGCATTACCTGATCCACCTCCGCCACTTGTGCTACCACTGGCTTGACTTGTATGTGTAACTTTGTAAGAGTTTGCATCTACAACAGTAGTAATCTCAAACTCTTTGTTCATGTCTAAACCATCTATTGCACTAAAAGAATCAAAGGTAACAAAGTCACCCTCAGATGCTCCATGACT